GAATGCTCGTACCACCGAAGGGGCCATGTCGCCGCCGATGCCTGGAATCGGGATGTATGTCCACAGGCACACGACCACGAAGCACACCCACGGAAGCACTGAGCCCAATCGCATTAAGCGCTCTTGATGCAGGAACATCAGGTTCCCGGTGAAGAACGCAGGCGCCAGGTACGAGAGGACGTGATAGTAGGGGCTAATCGGCATTGTGGTGACTTTCCAGGAAATCACACTCGCCGCTGCCAGCAGTATCCAGATATACACAGGCCTCTTATACGCTCCCAACGCCCAGAGAATTGCCAGCACTGCATAGGCAAGCTCCTCCCAAGCCAAGGACCATAAAGCCGCATTGGTATGGGGCGGCATCATCAAGCCGCCAGTGACCCAGACCGTGAGCGAGTTGATCAGAAATGTGTAATCGAGCAGGACGTAACCCAACAACAACGAAGTGATCAGCGCCGGGAAAATTCGCAATGCCCGCTTCCTGGCAAACGCGGTCCAAGAGCCTGTATTAGCGAAACTCTTAAGCACCAAAAAACCACTGACCGCGAGAAATGCGGGCACCGCTCGGATGAAACCGGGCCAACTAAAATGAGGATCCAGCGAAGCCCAGGTGTGGACGACAACCACCTCGACCGCCAGCAGTAGCCGCATCAGGTCAAAGCTTGGGTAACGAATATTTGTGTTCAAGACGGGGTTAGACATGACGCGGCCTTTATCAGTAGGCCGCCATCCTAGCCCATAGCCACATCATCCTGTAGCCCCTTGCGCTACAAGCCCCCGACGGCTGCCATTTAAACCTCATCGGTTTGTACTGATGCCCGAGCGCTTCCTACAACTGATCAACAACCCGACCCCTTCTTGGGGTTTTTTTATGTCTGGAGATTAATCCCATGGCCTCTTCCGGTCGTTTTCACGGCGTTACCGTCACCCTGGTGGATACCGGGGCACGGACTATTGCGTTGCCGTCGTCGTCCATTATTGGGCTGTGCGACACCTTCACTGTACTTCCCACAGCATCCGCCAAACCCAACGAACTGACGCTGATCACCAGTGAGCGCGAAGCGGTTGCCGCTTGGGGCGAAGACTCAGCGATCACGCGTGCATGCAAGGCTATTTTCGTCCGTGCGAAAGCCGTGGTTATCGGCTGCGGTGTCGCCAAAGTTGAAGACCCTGCCCAGCAGACCTCCTCAATTATCGGCGGTGTCCTGGCGTCGGGGCAGCGTACCGGCATGCAGGCGTTGTTGGACGGCAAAAGCCGCTTCAACGCACAGCCGCGGCTGCTGATTGCCCCGGGTCACACCGCGACCCAGGCGGTTGCTACTGCGCTGGACGCGTTAGCCGGCAAGCTGCGGGCCATTGCAATTCTCGATGGGCCGAACACCACTGATGAGGCTGCCATGGCCTACGCCCAGGAGTTCGGCAGCAAGCGCTGTTTCCTGGTCGATCCGGGTGTGCAGTTGTGGGACACGCTGCAGAGCAAAACCGTCAACGCGCCGGCCTCGGCCTTCGCCGCTGGTTTGTTCGCTTGGACGGATGCTGAGTACGGCTTCTGGTCATCGCCGTCGAACAAAGAGTTCGTTGGCATTACCGGCACCTCGCGTCCAGTCGAGTTTCTGGATGGTGACGAAACCTGCCGGGCCAACCTGCTCAACAACGCCAATATCACCACGATCATCCGTGACGGCGGCTACCGCTTGTGGGGTAACCGCACGCTGTCGGCGGATCCGAAGTGGGCGTTTGTCACCCGTGTTCGCACCGTCGATATCGTCATGGACGCGATCCTGGCCGGGCACAAGTGGGCGGTCGACCGTGGAATCACCAAGACCTACATCAAGGATGTGACCGACGGCCTGCAGGCGTTCATGCAGGACCTGAAAAACCAAGGCGCGGTGATCAACTTCGAGGTGTTCGCCGACACCGAGCTAAACACGGTCAGCCAGTTGGAGCAGGGCAAGGTGTACTGGAACATTCGCTTCACCGACGTGCCGCCTGCCGAGAACCCGATTTTCCGGGTCGAGGTCACCAATCAGTGGCTCACCGAAGTCCTGGAAACCGCCGCCTAAGGAGGCCGCTCAATGATTCCTCAAGTGCTTTACAACACCAACCTGTTCGTCGACGGCATCAACTTCACCGGCGACGTACCCAGCCTGGGCTTGCCCAAGCTGGTAGTTAAGACCGACGAGTATCGGGGCGGCGGGATGGCAGGCCCCATCGAGATGGACGTCGGCCTGGAAAAAATGGAAGCCACATTCACCACTAACGGCGTACGCCGCGAAGCGATGAAGTTTTTCGGGCTGGCGGATCAAACAGCCTTCAACGGCGTTTATCGCGGTTCCTTCAAAGGGCAAAAGGGGCAGACCACTGCGGTGGTGGCGACCTTGCGCGGGATGCTCAAAGAGCTGGACCCAGGCGACTGGAAGCCGGGTGACAAAGCCGAGTTCAAATACTCGATTGCGGTCAGCTACTACAAGCTGGAAATCGCTGGCCGCCTCATCTACGAAATCGACATGGTTGCTGCGATCCGCGTGATCGACGGTGTGGATCAACTGGCCTCCATGCGCGGCGACCTGGGCCTCTAAGGAATTAATCGAATGGCTACTCCTGAACTGAAAAAGCTTCCCACCTGGCTGAAGCTGACCGCCGAACACGCAACAATCACCCTGTCCCGGCCTTCCGAGGTCAATGGCGTCAAGGTCGATACCTTGACCATTCGCTCACCCACGGTGCGCGAAGTGCGTGCCGCAGATCGTGCCTCGGGCGACGACGAAGAGCAGCGCGAACTGATGCTGTTCGCCGGTCTTTGCGAAGCCGGTCAGCAGGATCTGGAGGGCCTGAAGCTGGTGGACTACCACCGCCTGCAGGCCGGTTATTTTCGCCTGGTGCAGGACGACGGGGTTTAACCCCACGCTGCTGAAACTGGCGGCCAAGCGCTTGGCAGCGGAAACCGGATTTTCCGCCGCCGAGATCCAGGCCATGCCGTTTGCCGAGATGGTCTGGTGGCTCTCGGATTGAGCCACCCGCCGTAATCACTCGCTACAGGGAGCCACGACATGGCAAACAAACTCGCGCTCGGCCTGGTGATTGGCGGCGCCGTCAGCTCTACGGTTGGCACCGCTTTCAAGGATGTCCAGGGGCGAATCAAGCAGCTCGAAGCCCAAGGCACCAAGGCTCGGGTGCTGCAGCGTACGATTGGCGACACTATCCGTCTGCGGGAAGAATGGAAGAAGGCCAACGACAGCGGCGCCGCTGGTGCCAGCACGTTGCTGCGCAAATTGGAATCTAACCTCAGCACCCTGAAGAAGCAGGGTGTCGAGGTACGTAATCTTGCCAAGGCTTACCAGACCATGGAGCAAGTCGCCCGTAAGGCTGATCTGAAAGCCACCGGGTACTCTCAAATCAAGGAGGGCAAAGAGGGCCTTACTGGCACGCTGGGCAAGGCGGCGGCCGCCACTGCGCTAATCGCTATTCCCACCAAGGTTTCGGCCAACTATCAGACACAAATTCGGCAAATGGCGTTGTGGGCACACACCGCCGGCACGGACGCCGAACAGCAGATGGCCGACAAGATCAGTGAAGTGGCCGCGAAAAAGGGCATGGGCCAGCAGGCTTTGGCCCGGGCGGTCGGTGGCTTGATCGAGAAGGGTATCGACTGGGAGGAGTCGGTGGACTATGCACCGCTGATTGCGGACCTGGTCGACGGACAAGGCATGGAAGCGGAAACCATCGCCACCTTGTTCAGCGCCTTCAAGGAGGCCGGGGTCAAGAAGGAAGACATGGGCGCCATGCTCGGCCAGGTGGCGGCTGCTGGTGACATTGGCGCGTTCGGTCCCAAGGACATGGCCAAGTACATGCCGGCTCTGCTCGGCACGATCAAACGTTTGGGCATGGAAGGCCCGGAGGCCGTGCGTTTCCTCGGTGCGAGTTTGCAGTCGCAGTTCTCGCAAACCCAGGACGCGGCAGCGGCCGCGACCAACATGAATAACCTGCTCAACGCGGTGATCAGCAGCACCAGCCAGGAGCGGTTCGCGAAGCAGGGTTATGACCTGGCGGGCTCGATCTTGGCGGCTACCAAAAGCGGCAAGGCGTCCAACCCCGTCGAAGCCTTCATCATGCTCAGCGAGCAGTTGATCCAAAAACAGGATCCAGCCACGGCCAAGAAGGTTGCGGCGCTAAAGGCCAAAATTAAGGCGTCCAAGGATGGCAGCGCCGAGGAAGAGCAGGCGATGGTCGCGCTGATTCAGGCGGCTGGTTTGGCGAACATCGTCAGTGACCAGAGTGCCAGTGACGGCTTGCTCGCGCAGATCAAGTACGGCAGCACGATCAAAGACAACATGACCACCATCAAGGAAACCGATGGCAAGGCCAAGATCGAGGCTGATGCAGCCAAGGCTCGCGAGACGTCCAACTCCAAATGGAGCGCGGCGACATCGAGCATGGAAGCGTCGATGACCAGCATCGGTAATGCGTTGCGGCCGCTCACAGACCTGGCAGCGGATGGGCTGACGAAGGTCGGCAATAGCATTGCCAAACTGGCGGATGAGTTTCCGAAGATTGTCAGTGGCACCACTGTGGCAGTGGGTGCTGTTGGGACCGTCGTGGCGGCCTTCCAGGCTTTCAAGGTCGGCAAAGGCCTTATCAACCTTGCTCGGGGGACGCTGGGTGGTAAGCGGGATGAGGTGCAAAAAGTCTTTGTTACCAATGCCGAGGATGGCGCTGGCGCCGGCGACGGCAACGGCAACCCCGCACCGAAGGGCAAGGCCGGCCTCGCGTTGGCGTTGGTAGAAACAGGGCTGAAGGCAGTAGCCACCGTGAGGGGAAATGGGGCTGATGACGAGAATGCGCCGGAGGGTGGCGGTAATCCGGATTCGGATAAACCTGCCGGCGGCTTTGACGTGGTGTCGACTGGGTTGAAGGTGGTGTCACTGATTCAAGAGGCCGCCGGCGGAGACGGAGAAGGGGGTGGTGATAGCGGCGGGAATAATGATGATGGAATCAAAAAGGTTTTCGTCGTCAACGCGGCAGCGATGGGTGGAGGCGGCGGTGCGGGGCCGCAGCGTCGAAGCGGTCGCCGGGGTGGCAGGCCTCCACGGCGTCGCCCGGCGAGGCCTCCGCGTCCAAGGCCACCCGTTCCGCCCCCAGTTCCACCGGTACCGCCCAGACCTAACGTTGCTTCCAGGCTGACAGCGGTGGCTGGCAAGGTTGGAAAGGTGGGCAAGTTGATACCTGGCGGCGCGTTGATGGAATCCGGGGCAATGGTCCTCAACACCTTCCAGACGGCGCAAACTCAGGATGAGAAAGCGCAGGGCTATGGAGAGGCCGCCGGATCGCTGGCAGGCACTATGGCGGGCGCTGCAGCGGGTGCTGCGATTGGATCGGTGGTGCCAATTATCGGTACCGCCGTAGGCGGGTTGGTTGGCGCTTATCTTGGCAGCATGGGAGGCCAGGAGGTAGGCGGCTGGGCTGGGCTTTCGCTATTTGGTAGCGATAAACCTGAAGAGCCTACCGCACCCATTACGCCTCTGTTGATGGCGCCGAGGCCTGGTCCGGCAGTACCCAGTCTCGCGACGATGGCGAATAGCTTTGCTGCTCGGCAACCTGTCTTGGTTGAGTCTGCACCGGCTGAGCAGGGCATTGGAAAGGCTGTTGTTCCTGTCGTACCTGTCACGCAACCGTTGGCTCAGACGGTTCCCTCGTCGGACAACCGCGCTGTCGATATACAAGCTCGTCCGCAGCCTCTAATCGAGGCAGTAGCACGGAAGCCAGCAGCCCCGCTGATGATGCCGATGAGGCCAGCATTAGGTGACGTCACTCGTTCGTTGGCGGCGCCTGTCGCCTCCAAACCTGCGAACCTGGTTATTCAAGCGCCTCCTGCGCCCAAACCAGACCCTGCACGTGTGGACCAGAAGTTCAGCTACTCGCTGAGCATGCCGGTCACGGTCGAGGGCGATGCCAAGGATCCGCAACAGTTCGTTCAGCAACTTATGCCCTTGATGCAACGGGCACTCAGTGATGCCGCTCAGCAAGAAGCCCGGCGCAATCTTTACGACGATGCCCATACATAAGGAGGGACCATGGAATACCTGGAGCAGATGCAGTCCGGCTTCAAATACCTGGTCAGTGCGGGCGAGGCGGGCCGACGCAGTCTGGACGGGATGCTCGGGCCGGTGAATGGTGCGATCAGTGAAATCACCGGCGCCGCCGCTGAACTTGAAAATCTGCCATTCATTCCAGACGGTGTTGGGGACAAGTTGCAGCGGGTTATGCGCGGGGTCGGTGCGGCTCAAGCCAAGGTCGGCGCAGTGGTGGAAACATACAGCCGCGCTTCCAGGGCCGCGTCGCAGATTGACGAACGGCTCGGCGTGCTTAAGGAGCAAGCCGCCAAGGCGGGCGCCGCGATCAATCAGGTGGCGGGCAAGGTCAGCCCATCGCTGGCAAACATCTTTCCGACTGAAGCGCTGGGCCTGTCACAGACTCCGCTCGCTGAGGCCGTGAAGCCGTTCCCGCACCTACTGATCATTCAGCCGCTCAAACCCAACACCCAGCCGTACTACTTCAATTTGGATACAGCAGCCTTTGATGAGCTGCGCCGGCAAACGGAGTTTCGTTGGGCCTCGCAAGAGCGCCTTAGCCGCCGGCCGGCTCAGCAAGCCATCGGCATGGGTGAAGAAAAAATGACCCTCAAGGGTTCCATCTTTCCCGGCTTCAAGGGTGGACTCAAGCAACTGGACACCCTGCGCAGTATCGGTGCCCAGTTGCTTCCGCTGACGCTCACTACGGGCTACGGAGAAGTGCTGGGCACCTGGTGTTTAAAGACGTTGGAGGAAGAGCAGAGCGCCCTGCTGCAGGGCGGGATTCCTCGCAAACAAGTATTCACCCTGGAGTTTGTACGTTATGGCGATGACCTGCAGAACGTCTGACGGCGACGTGCTGGATACCTTGTGCAATCAGTTCTACGGGCACCTGAACGGCACGGTGGAGGCCGTGCTGGCTCAGAACCAAGGGTTGGCCGACCAGCCGCAACCGCTTAAGGCCGGATTGCTGATTGTCCTTCCGGACCTTCCACCAGTCA